AGCGTGCCCGTGGGGAATCGTTGCAGCGTCCCATTTGGGTTGTTGACGCCGACGTGTCGGTGCTGCGTGCGTAAGAACCCCTTCTCACCTGACAACTATCCAGGGTCCACGCCAGTTCCTCAGCAAATGAGGAAGGAGATGGGGGCATCGTGGGGGTTTTCTGCCCCTGCTGTTTCTTCTTCAGCGGTTCTTGTGGAAAGGTCCACGGTTGAGCAGTTGAAGAATCTTTTGAGTGCTATTTCGTCGACGTTTCGGGATCATGGTATGTTCGACCTTGCCGCTCAAGCGGATGATGTCGCAGCCCTACTCTAAGGAACATTTGTGCCGATCATTTGTACTAAGTCGGAGTCGTCGTATGTCGCTGGATGCAGGTGCGACGATTGCCGAGAAGCACACACCTCTGAAGAACGGAAACGGCGCCACAGCCGTCAACCCATTCACCAATCCGAGCCCGACACTTTGACCCGAGCGCAACTGTACAGGGCTCGTGGTTGGGACGACTAATCGCCAATGTTTTCATGCCTGCCCCCAGCGGAACTCTTCCCGCAGTTTCAAAAACCAGCGCCCCAGATCGAACGTGGTTGCCTCCTGGTTGGCTTCCGATAGTTTCGCCACGGCTCGCTTCTCCCCTGCAGACAAGCGGTCTGATTCGTCGCTGTCTAAATCGTGCCTAGCCAACGTGTCTGCTATCCCGACAGCCATGACAGCCATGCGTTGCACAAAGCGCGGGTGATCCATGCCGCCTGGGCCGTCGTACTCGTTTCGCAACTGAAGTAAGTCAGCGGCCAATGCCCAGGTCACAGTAGACGGTTCCCTTATTTGGCATGCCCGAGCCCACGCCGCTGGGCTTTCCTCCCCTCGGAACTCTTCCGCCTCGAACCCTAGATACTCGGCCATGTCGGCGAGTTTGGTTGCCTTCACGATTCTTCTCTGCGTTTCATACGGGTTCACAAGATCAACCTGATCTTTGAACGCTTCTTCGTCAAATGGGTGATCGCTCCCGAAATGGCATCCACCTGGTCGTCGTGGCCTCCTTTGGGGAACTGGACGCATTCGTCTATCAGGGGTTTGTTCCAACGGGCTTTCACTAACCGGACGTTGCCCATTTCGCATGCCGAGGAGAACACCCTGGCTCTCTCCACCTTTGTTCCAGTTGAACGAACCCCCTTGAACGCGTAACCGACCAGGGCCCCTCGGGCGTAATAGTCGATGGTGTTCACGCCGCCGGAACCGGGTTCCTGCTCCATCCAAATCGGGACGCCGGTTCCGTCCATTTCCGCTGTTTTCTTCACTATCCGCTCCACGTCCGCTGGGGTGCCGCGCATCCGTTGAATATCTAAAACGTAGTAACGCCCACCGGATAGGCCGACTAGCGCACCGACTGTCCAATCGGGGTCCTTGCCTTTCGCCTCCGCCGTGGCAGCGAGATCCCAGAAACGCAGTTTTGTTACATCGTCAGGAGGGTGGTCCACGGTGTCGAACCAGTCCTGCTCGAACATGCCGCCCTTCTCAGTGACTTCCCAGTTGCCCTCCAAGAGGCGGGCGCGTTCCACGGCATCCAACTCTTGGAGGCTCTCCGTGTACGCCTCCTGGTCCAACGACGGGTTATCTGAAATGAGGGCAGGCATAAACTTTCTGTTGCCCTCCGAGTTGAGAAGGAACCTGTCGTACACCCATTCGTTGCCGCGACCGCCAGGATTCGACGCCGCCCTGACCCTGAGGGGGACATCAGCGAGAGTCATCCCGCAATCAGGGCAGGCCATCAACGATGGATCAGGGTTAGGTTTACGGACACGGGAAAACCCGACGTACAAGTACACCCTGTCGGTTCCCCACTGTGTCAACTCGTCCACGCCAACGAACTGGTAGGCAAACGACTGGAAGTTGTACCGGTCCTCGTCTCGTTCGCAGTGCCCCAAGGTGAGTGTCGCCCCAGACGGGAACGTCCACCGCTTGTTCGTAACGTTGTATGTGACGCCCTGATCTTTCAGCCACTCAGTAGTGCGGTCAATGAACCCATCGGGTCCTGATAGTTGCGGGAAAGTCTGCCGGAGCAGCAGGGCGCTGTACCCAGGAACGCACACGTATTGGAGGGCTGCTATTAGCAGCGTGTCTGTTTTCCCCCCACCGGCCGCTCCGCCGAACAGGGCTTCTCTAGTCGTCGTCCACGACAGGAACGCTTGCTGCTTCGGATGCGGGGCGTGGGGGAGGGTCAACGAGCACGGCTTCTTCCACTCCATCAGCGTCGCCAATTGGTCCCTCGTCGTCGTCACCGGTTTCTCCATCCCAGGCATCCAATACGTTCGATGGCAAGTCTCCTGCGTCCACAAGTGCTTCTAGAACCTTACGCTGCCGGTCACCGTCTAACTCGTTTGTGACGTTGACGTGGGCGTTGAGTTGCTGCACCGGGCCGCCATGTGCCCCCGTGATTTCCAACCGAGTCGCCGGATCTGACCATCGCTCAGGGAATGCTTTCGCTAGGAACCGTTCCGCTGCACGCCAGTCGCCGTCCGCCGCCTCGGTGTACCAGCGAGCCACAAGGGTTGCTTCGGCCTGAGCGCGGGCATCATCCAACTGGTTTACGAAATCCAGGTACTCCTCCTGGATGGGGGTAAGGGAGATTCCCGATGCCCTGTCTTCCCTGGCGGCGTAACCTTTTTTGCGCCAGTCGTAGAACGTGAATTGTGAAATGCCAGCCGCCCTGTACGCCGTCTGCTGGTAATTGCCTGCCGCTATGAGTTGCAGAAGGCGTTTGCGTTTCTTCTCAGATAGTTTGATCTTTGGGACGGGTTGATCAAAGTAGACGTAGCCTGGGGCTTCGTCTGTTTCGTCGCTCACTTGACTGCCACCCATCCAGCGAAATTCATCCACCGCCAGAAGCAGTCGATCTGGTTGAAGCCGTTGCCGCCGAATCCGCTGCCGTTGAGAAGGTTCTCGTTCCACCGCGCCAGCAACGGGTCGAGTACGCCCTCAAGGCTGAGGCGCTTTCGTTCGATTTGCTCGTCTGTGTAACCCATGGTCCTCTTGTGATCGTGGTAGATGCCGATCATGTCCTCGTCCAAGCGGTTCGTCGCCCCGATCACCTTTTCCACCAGCACGAGTCTTCCGCCTGGGCGGAGAACTCTGGCGAACTCGTCGATGATCCGTTGGCGGTGAACAACCGGAGTGAACTGAAGCGTCAACACGCAGAGTACCACATCAAATGACTCGTCCTCGAACACCAAGTGTTCCCGCAAATCCTGGTAGGCGAACTCGTACCTGTCGTCATCAACCAAGCGGGCTCTTTCCAGCATTGGTTCTGAAACGTCGATTCCGCATAGCCGTCGAATCGTGTGGCCGTTGCGTTTCGCGTATTGGTCCAAACCTATTAGAGCCAGCCCATTGGAGCAGCCTGCGTCGAGCACCGAATGAACGCCGACAGGGTCAACGCCGAGCGCCAACGCTGGGATTGCCATAGCGTTGACCGACTCTCGCATTTTGCGGTAATCGGGGATACTGCGTTCCAGCATGTCGTCAAAGACAGCGGCAACGTCTTCGTTGAATTCCCAGTCAGCCTCTGGTGCAACCGTGTCGCGCATAGGCGCAGTCTAGGGCAGCAGCGTCTTCCAAGGCTGGGAATCGTCCCGATTGGCGTCTCGGCAGTCGATTCCGTTTGCCTTGTACATCGATCGTGAAAACTTGTTGGACTCGATAGCGAAATACAAGGCGGGGTCCTCGCCGTGTTTCGGCATGATGTGCTTCTTCAGGTATCGGGCTTTCGCCTGGTGGGCCCTTAGGGCTCCCTTGCCAGATGGGTCCTTCCACGGGTTGAAACACACTTCGTTGGGTTGCCAACCCGTCAGGCTTTTGATGCGCTCCAGGGTCATGTCTTCGTACATGACCGACCGAGCGGTGCAAAGGATGACGTATTCGTGTTTGAGGAGGCTTACGAGCCACGACCTGTACTCTTCGACCTCCTGAACGAACTTTGACATGGGTCGGTGTTTCGGCATTTCCTTGAAGTTGCTTGATAGCGCAACATTCAAGTCCTGAAGGATGATTCGCCCAGATGGCCCGAATGCGATATCGCTCTTAGGTTCTGGCGCGAAAAGAGGCGTGTCCATGGCCCCAGTTTAGAGGGCCATCCCGAGTCGGCGGGCGAAGGCGTCGAGCGCCTGTTCTGATCGATCAAGGTTCCCGTCGGGGAATGGAAGATCGAACTCGAATCGGATCGCTTCGGTCAGGGCCGTCGGGTCGATTTCTTGTGGGCCTCGGCACACGGCTTGCACCAATTGGTTGGGTTTGTACAGGTACGCCTGCACGTCGTAGAACCCGATGCCCCACAGGTCGCGCCACTCGTCCTGCGAGAAGTACTTCTGCGCTTTCGGGTGTTTCATCAGGTCCGAAACGACGACTCCTTCTTCGTAACCGGCGGAGAACGACGAATCGAACTGGGTTTCATGATTGGAAATGTTGTCCTTGAAGCCCATCGCTGCCGCGTACCGGTCGGCTGTTCGTGAAATCGCTCCTGCGTATACGGCCGTCCCAGGGTGTGAGAGAGCAGAGACGATTCTGACGATGTGTTCTCTGTCCGTGTGGAACGGGACAGAGTTGAGGACCGACGCCAGGAATATCGAGTGGAACTCGGTTCCGTCGGCGACTCTTCCAAGGAATACGTCAGTGATATATCGAGCGCCGTCTATATCAAAACCTGCGTCCTTGCCGCCCGTGTAATACGGCTCGAACGCCACACAGTCGACGTTCATTGTGTCCCGCATTACGAGAGACTTGTCCAGCAGCCCCGCTCCAAAGTCCAGAACTGTTGTCCCGTACCAGCGTTTCCAGGCTTTGACGTGCTTCTCGTTGGTCGGATCGAACGTTGACGCTGCCCGCTGTGTCTTCCCGGATCTTGACATGGCTGTTATCAAATCAGCGCACATGGTCGGCATCAGGAAATTCTGCCTATTACTGGCTCGCCGAAACGAGTTGTAGCGGAGAATGTCGGCGTATTTGCCCTCCAGGTCGAAGTCCATCGACAGGTGATTCAAGAGCAGGTTGGCCAAATCGACCTTGTTGTCGTCTACTACAACAACTTGAACCTCGGGGATGCCGGTTTCTGAAGCGTGCTGAAGCCTTCCGACGCCGTTTACAACCTTGCCTTTGCGGGACACAACTAGTGGGATCGACGTTCTCCCCCAGTGGTAAAGGCTTTCCGCCTGTCGGATCGCGTGCGGGTGGAACTGCTGAATGTTCCTCCCCGCCAGTTCTCTCGTATCGTCCTCTCTGAGCCTCATACAGGGGAACCAGGGGTCAGACCCCACCTCTATGGCTGGGAGGCCCCTGAGGGCCTCCAGAACAGCGCTGACGGGCAGTCTCTCGGACAGGCTTTCCCCTGAATCTTGCTTCTCCATGTCATTCGTTGCACGATTAAAGACAATGTTGATGCCGCGGCGCCTCTCAATGTCCAAATCCTTCAGCACAACCGCTGGGACTTCCGTCGCTCCAAGATCTCGCGCCGCATCCAACCTTTGGTGGCCGGACAGCACCTCCCCCTCGTCGGTGACGTACATGGGGAGCAGCCAACCCAACTTTTCGAGACTCGCCTTAACCAATTCGAAGCGGCCAGGGTCAGTTCGCCGAGGGTTGTACGGGGCTTTAGACAGCGTCTCAATATCGACCAACACCGGGTAGACGAACTTGGGTCGCCGCTGCTTCATTTCTTGAACTCGTTGTTCCCTGTTGTCGGATCAGCGACAGACGCCCACACCTGGAACTGCGACGAGTCCAACTGAAGCAACTCGCCGATACGCCGACCGCGTTCATCCTTTGTCAAATACCCCTCGGCCATGAGTGCCTGCTCCCATTCGGAGTACTGCTTGCCGCACGTCGAAATAGTGGACCCGCCGATTTTGATCGTAGCGACGCGTCGGACATCGCCGGGAGCCCCGATCATCGCAACGGGGTCCCGTTCCTGAGGAAGGTCCTTCAACACGTCGTCTATGTCGACGGGGGAGAACCCTGTCCCATCGAGACTGTCGAGATCCATCAACGCCGACGCCAACGCAGCGTTGTAATAACCGGCCTTATCTGCCAAGCGGTTGTCAGCCAGCATGATGCGAGCCGCCTCTTCGTCTGTTACATCCACGAACGTGACCGGGATTGTGTCCCACCTGAGCGACTTGACCGCCTGCCAGGTGTTGTTGCCCTTGAGGATCAAGTTCGAGGATTCCTGCACGACAATAGGGCGATAGATGCCGTTGACGCGCAACGATTCCGCTATCGCCCCCACATCCCCCTGACGGGCATTCTCGGGGTGGGGTTCAACCGAATCAACCGGCACCCACACGCATCCGTCTAACCCTGGATGCTGAGGGGTTTCACCCGAAATGTGCCCCCACCGTTTCCCCTTCTTCGTTGGTTTCGCCTCAGGGGCGTCGGTTAGACCCAGACGTAGCCGGATCGTTTCCAAGGCCTCCTTCTGGTCGCCCATAGCATCGAGCCACTCTTGGAAATACCCTGCCTCCACAAGCAGAAGGTTTTTGCCGACGTGGATCTTCTTCGTTGACGCCTCCACCGGGTCGGCGTCGTCAGGCCCGCCGCTGAACAGGTCCTCTTCGTCCTCCAACTGTTGGAGTTGTTCCAGTGAACGTCGATCCCACCCTGTTCCTTCAAGGTCAGGGCGGAGGCGCTCAATCAGTTTGATCAGATTGGGGCGGTCATACGTCGCCAGGTCCGATGTCCTGTTGTCGGCCAACAGGATGCGTTTCGCCTGGGCATCGTCAACGTCGACATAGATGACAGCGATCTCTCCCCAACCTAAAGACTTCGCTGCTTTCCATGTGTGGTTGCCCGCGAGAATGTCGCCGTTCCTGAGATCGGCGACAATCGGGGAGTACTGGCCATTGACGCTGAGGCTTTCGGCGATCCCCTGAACATCCCCCCTGCGTGGATTCGCAGGGTGGGATTGAACAGAGTCAATCGGGACAACCCAGCCGTCAAGGTCTGTGGCTATGTCCGCCACTAAGCGGCCTGTGTGACCTTGTTGTGCTCCCTGCCGTGGGTCGTCCACTTGTGGATCCACTGCTTGGAACACTCAAGAGCCTCAGCGAGGTTCTCCAGTGTTTCACCGTGCTTGCGGGCAAAGCGAAGGTCGTCCAACAGGGCATCCTGAGCCTTGTGGTAGTTCTCCTTTGCCGCGACCATGTTGGCGTGGCTGTCCTGCACCAACTGCACGATTTCCTCAACGGGTTCTGTTCTTCTTCTAGGCATAGCGCTTCATTCCTCTCAGGGCCTTCGCCCATAGTTTGTCAGACTCGGTTTGAGCCCAAGTTCTTGCCTTGCTTACTTCTTTTCCTACACCAACGGGTTTGAGCCCCTCGGTTTCTATGTCGTGCGCGGATTTGCCGGACAGTTGCTCACTCTCCAGTCTCGCCAACCGTTCGTTACTCGGCGTCGGGGACGACAATGTCCACCCACCCTTCGTAACCGTGCTTTTCGAATACGAGTTCCGCTCGGTAAATCTTGTTGTACCGGATGGCGACCGTTGGGCCACTCACCTTGATGCTCTCTTCTGGCATCAGGATGATGCCGGGCTCATGGTCATCGATCATCACGCCGTTCATCACGATAAAGCCGTCATTGCCGACGCTGATGACCGTGTTTTCGTCAATGATTTCCCAGCCGTAAAACACCCTCAGTTTCCTGTTCAGGTTCATGGCCAGGCGCGCCATCATCGACACCGCGATGTTGTGGGCGATGGACGCCGCCAACGCTGGGTCCTGATCGCCGACGTGTCCGCTGGCTATCTTCAACGCTGTGGACCACTGGTCGTCTGCAACCTGCAGGGCGCTGGCCATCTCGTCGAGATCGTGTTGCGGAACGTCTTCACGCCCGCGGGCCATGTGTCGTCTTGGCTTGTTTGTATTCATGTCTTCCTCATTGTTGTTTGTCATTGTGTCCTCGCTATAAGAGTTTTGACGAGGTCGTTGAGGACGCTGTCCTCTGATCCCTCGTCGCCGTCAGTGACCGCATCCACTACGACCCTTTTCTTCTGGATCAGTTCGTAGATGTCGTCATCGATGGTTCCGTCGGCCAGCATGTACCACGCTGACACGTTGTTGCTCTGGCCGATGCGGTGGCAACGGTCCTCGGCCTGGTCATGCTCCGCTGGGGTCCAGCCCTGCTCAACGAACAGAACGTCGGACGCTGCAGTGAGGGTGAGGCCCACGCCGCCAGCCTTCATGTTGAGAACGAGCACACGGCTCTCAGGGTCTCCTTGGAAGGCGTCGATTGCTTCCTGACGCTTCTCCATGGAGTCCTTGCCAGCGACCCGCAACCCACCGTAGCGGTTGGCAATCCCGTCCACCACGGAGATGTGGTGGGCGAAGACAACCAACTTGCGGTCGGTGCTGTCAAGGAACGCGTCGATCCACTCGCATGCCGCCTCGACCTTGCCTTCGCCTGCGAGACGCTTGAGGGTCGTGATCTTTGCGAGATGGTCGGCAGTGTTCCCACCGGGGCCGTTCTCTGAGAAGTACGCCAGCGTGTCAGCCTCGGCTGCACGGTACTCCTTGATGGCGGGGCCGCTCAGGTCGACCTCGATGGTGTAGCGCTCCTTCTCAGGGAGTTCGGTCAACACGTCGATTTTGTTCCGTCGGACGTAGCACGTCTGCCGGAGCGCCGTGTTCAACTCTTCCTCGTTGGAGGCACCCGAGAAGTCCCAGCCCCACCCGTTGTGCTTGGCGTTGCAGTAGCGCTTGCGGAAGTTCCACGAACCACCAAAGTCTTCGATGCGGTCCAAGATTTCCAACTGTGACACCAACTCGACAGGGCGGTTCAGAACGGGCGTGCCGGTCAGCGCCAGGACCATTCCCTCGGTGGGGATGGTTTCAGCAATTGCCTTGAGGGCCTTGGTGCGTGCCGCTGTGTGGTTCTTCGCGTAGTGGCTCTCGTCAAAGATCAGCGCCTGAAAGCCGACGGCCTTCAACGCATCCTGCTGCTTTGAGAGGATGTCGTAGTTGATGATCACCACGTCAGCGTTCTTCACGCCGACCTTGTTGTCCACGATG